AGCGCGCACCGCCGCGCCGGTCAGACGATCGTGAAAGAGATCCCGCACCTGGTCCCGGTGATCCTCGGCCGCATCCTGGCTGGCAAACTCGACGGACGTGGTCGCGCGTGCGATCTCGGTCAGCCCTGCAGCCTGGACGGCACCATGCAGCGGCGCGATCAGTGCCGCCGCTTGCGGTTCCGGCGTGTCGCCGGCGTCGATCGCGACCAGCGCGCTCGCGCGCTCCGATATCACCGCCGGATCGGACTCGGCGCCAAGCGCATCGACCACGTCGAATATGGTTCCAACAGCAATGCCGGACGTGATCGCCGCCGCCGCCGTATCCGTTGAAATCCTGCCCGTGACCGTGTCCAGCCCAAGCAATGCCAGCAATCCATCCAGGCGCGAATTGAACCGATCCGCGATCGCCCGCGGACGGATCGATTGCACCACGCCGACAAACCGGCCGACGAACCCGGCCGCCTCGCCGATCACGTATTCCGGCAATCCTGCAACCTCCAGCGCGGCATCGATCGCCGCCACCACGGCGTCAAGTTCTGCGTCGATCAGATCCAGCACGCCCGACCGGCTATCCGCCGACGATTGCGGCGCCGACCTGGTCCCGGCCTCGCTCAGATCCAGGGTAAACCGGAAAATCCGGCCCTGTTCCGTTTCCGCGATGTCCAGGCGATTGCAGACAACGTCGATTTCGCCGAGCGACGGATGGATCAGCGCGCCCGGCCCCTCGGCCTCGCACGCCGCCACCAGCCGATCGCGCGCGGCCTTCGCATTGTCACCGATGACGAATCCGGCAATTCGGAACGCGCGCGCGCGCCGGCCGAGATCCTCGGCAAATGGCAGATCGCGCAGCGGATACTCGTGCAGCACATTGCGCCGGCCGAACGCCGCGCGCGCCGTCGACACGCTGAACGCCACGCCGCGAAACGACGCCGGCTGCAATTCTTCAATCCACGGGATCACGTCGGCCCCGTCAGATCATTATCGACGCGGCCGACATTGGCGCGCACGGCACCGGTCGATCGCGCCTCGGTGCGGCGCACTTCCGTTCCCGGCTCAGCGCGCACCACCACTTCGACAATCGCCTGGCCGCTCGCATCGCCGGCGCGCGCGCCGGCCTGCAGCGGACTTGTCACCGGACCTTGCGATCCGCCGGGCGAGTCCATCGTGACCGCGCCGAGCGCTGCCACAGCGCCCGCGACGCCTGGCATTGAACGGCGAATGCCGAGCGCCAGGCCCTTCGATACGTTCTCGCCGTATCCCATGAAAACCCTGGACGGTGACCGGATGCCCAATTGGTCGGCAAACCATCCGCCGACATCCTGGCCGATCCCGACGATTGTTTGCCGGACATCTTCAAGTTTTGCCTCCAGGCCGCCGATCAGCCCGTCCATCATTTCCTCGCCCATCTTCGTGAACTCGCCGACCGCGGTCTGGATGGCGCTTTGCACGCCCTCGACAATCTTGCGCACGATCATCACGCCGGCGGCCAGCGCGTCATTGGCAAACCCGGCCAGCACGCCGTTGATCGACGCCATCATTGCCGACATTTCGCCCGACAGATCGACGCCGAACAGGTAAGCGGCCAGCCCGTCGATCGCGTCCATAAACAGGCGCGTCGGGTTGAATTCCTGAATCGTTTTCTCAAGACCCGGGATCAAACCCCGGTCAAAGGCGCCATGCACCCGGTCCAGCTTTTTCTCGAAAAACGCGCCGATATTGCCCCAATTGTCATAGACCACGAACGCCGCGGCCGCGATCGCCGCGGCCCAGATGCCGATCGGATTCGCCAGCAGCAGCACGCCGATTTTCGCGATCATGCCGGCAACCGATGTCAGCGCCAGGATCAACGGACCGTTCATCACCACCACCACGCCGATCAGCGCGTTTTCCCATCCGCCGACAAAATTCACCGCGTCGGAAATTGCCGTTGCGAACGCCGTCACGCCGTCGATGATCCCGGCCAGCGATACACCGGCCAGCAGATCGGCCAGGCGCGCCATTGCGCTATCGAGCGCGACCGTCGCATCCCGGTTGCCATTCAGCGCGGCCATGCTTTCGGTCAGCCGTTCCAGGAACGGCGACAGCACCGGCAACAGCCTTTGGCCGAGCATGTTCGTCAGGCCGCCGAGCGCGGTCTGGAAATTCGTCACCGTGTCGCGATAGATCTCGGCGTCGGTCGTTGCCTCGCCGCTCATGACGCCGCCGAGATCGCGGATCTTTTGGCGCAGCGCATCAACCTCCGCCACACCGCCCGACATCAGGTTGACCATTTCCAGGCCCGCCCGGCTGAACGCCGCCGACGCGAGCGCCGCGCGATCTTCCTCGGATGACATCTCGGAAATAACGAACGTCAGGCGGCGGAATGCTTCTTCTGTTGAGTCCGCCGCAAGCACGTTTTTCTTTATCGACGGGTCCAGCTTGTCCATGAACGTGACCAGTGCGCCGGTTCCCTGGCGCGCTTCGCCCAATCGTTTCGTGAATGCCTTCATGGACTGCTCGAAAGTCGCCACCGGAACGCCCGACCGCTCGGCGGCAAAGCGCAATTCCTGGAACGCCTCGACGCTCAATCCGATCAGCCGCGCGGTTTTCGCGACCTGGTCGCCGGCCTCGGAATATCGTTGCGTAAAGCTGACCAGCCCCGCCACGGACAGGCCGGCGCCGAGCGCCGTCAGCGGCCCAAGCAGGCCCGACACCTTGCCGCGCAGAACGCCGAACGATCGTGACACCCGGTCGATGCCGAGCGACCGCGACAGGTTCATCCGTGTTTTGCGCAAACGTTCCAGCGGCGCGAGCGTTGACTTGATCCGCCGGTTCATCTGATCCAGCGGCCGCGAAATCCGATCGGTGACGCCAATAAGCGCCCTGACGCTGAAATCACTCATCGCGACACCTGCGCGCGCGCGATCCGCGCACCCTGGTTCGCCCAATCGGTCAGATCATCGATCGTCATGGCGTCCATTTCGGAAGGCTGAAACCGGAAAAAATATGCGACATCCGCGGTCAGGTCTCGCCAGTTATCAGGCTGGCCGGCATGGACTTTTCCAAGGCGTCTGTGACCGCCTCCAGGTCGCTTGCCTTGATCCGCTCGATCGCCGACGGCGGATGTCCGGAAATCGACGCAATGAGCGCGACCATCTTTCCGATCTGTCCCGCCTCGCGGTCCATCTTTTTCAGATCGCCCAGCGTCGGTTCGCGCAGCGTCAGTTCGCTGATCACGTCGTCGCCGAATTCAATCGGCGACGCGAGTTTTACAGCGCCCGTCACGCTGCGATTTCCTGGCCGCGCTTGGCTTCAAAGCGCACCGTCATCGACCCCTCGGCCGTGTTCAGTTCCGGCGTCCCCATGCACCACGCTTCCTGGAGCGCGTACACCTTGCCGTTGATCAGTTCGACCGTGATCGTCGCGTCCGTGATCGCGCCGATCTGTTCCAGCGACAGGCCGCCCGAGTCGGACAGATCCGCCTCGATAAACGGCGCTTTCGGCATTTGGGAAAACCCATGCACGCCGTCCTGGCCGGTCACGGTTTCGCGCTGGAACCCGCCGACGCTGACGGTCATGTTGCCGCGCAGATCGTATTGCGCGCCGTCGGCCTTGAGATAGGCCGTCCCTGCGATTGCAGACATAATCAAACCCCTTGTGTTTGTTCGGTTGCACCGGCGCCGCCTGGCGCCGGCTGGGTTTCAGGATCAGGCCGCGGCCGGATATTGCAGCCGGAATTGCGCCAGCAGCGCGAACACGCGAAGCTGATTGACGAGATCCGGCGGGAACAGCACGTTGACGCGGTTCGCATCGTCGGCGTCCCGTTCCACGATCAGGTTTGCCTTGAACGCGGCGGAATTCTCGACCAGGCCGGCCGCTTCCATCACGCCATATTGCGCGATCAGTTCCGCCTTGATCACGTTCGGCGTCACGATCGCCGACCCGGCGCCGAATTGCGTGCCGTTGTTCGCCAGCTTGTGCCGCGGATATTTCGTCGTGATCGCCTGGCGCAGCCGGCGGATGATTTCCGTCAACTGATACGCGGTCTGGACATCCAGGAACGACGGATCGGCCTGACCGAATGCGTTTTCCCGATACGTTGTCACCGACCGCTCGATCGCGACCGATCCATCCGCAGTGATCATGTGCGTCGCGATCCCGCCATAGAGCAGCGAATTGCGATGCGTCAGCGTGAACCGGTTCGGAATCGTCGGCGCCTTGACGCCGGTCAGGCGCAGCGTTTGCCACGGCCGCGCCGCATCTTCGCGCACGGCAATACTTGCCTTCGCGGACCAGGCCGCGGCCCATTCCCAGGGCGGCGTCGGGCTTGCATTTGCGCCGATCAGCGTTGCGTGCGGATCGTTGCGCGCAGCCCCGATCGCCAGCAGTTCCGCCACCGTGCCAACGGCACCCGCGAAAACGTGACCGTAGATCTGGCGCGACCAGGACCAGCGGCCGGTTGAATCGTCCCATTCGGTCTGGAACAGATTGAGGTTTGCCGTATCGGCGAACGCCGACGCGACGAAATCGAATTCCTCGTCGCCGAGTGCGGCCAGGCCCGCCGCCAGATCCGGATTGGTCGCACCGCCCGACATCGCGACGATTGCCACGGTCAGCCCGGCCGGCGTTGCCTCGCCGCCCGTGTTGCCGAGATAGTTCGCGCGCACGTCGATATCGTTGCCTGTCTCGCCGGCATTCTTCGCGGTCAGCGTGACCACGCCGCCAACATCAACGCCCGTCACCGGAACGTCCGGATCATCCGCGATCGCCGTCACCAGGTCGTCGCCGATGTCCGCCGCCAGGTCGCCCGACACCACGCCGACGCGCACGCGCCGCCCGCCGATATAGAGAACCAGTGTGCCGGATGCGGTTGCGGTTCCGGTGATCGTCACCGTCGCGGTTGCCGCCGCCGCACCGCCATCATCGGCAACCGGCAGCGCCCACAACTCGCCGAACGTGTCATTTGCGCGGTACATCTCGACCATGTTCGCCAGCAGCGACCCGGCGCCGAACGCCTCGCGCGCCTCGGCGACCGACGTCACGAACACCGGTTCATCGACCGTTGCCGCGGCCGCGTCCAGTTTCGACCCGATCAGCAAGGCACGCTGATTGATCTGGAATTGCGCCGCCTGGCTACCATCGACCTCCGCATAGAAAAGCGGCACGCGAATGTTGCCAGGGATCTGGTTGAAATTGACCATTCAAGCCTCCGAAGATTTGCGGCCTCACGGCCTGGTCTGACGTTTGCGCCCGTCAGGATGGCGTTTCTATCGGCCAATCGCCGCCGATCTCTGTTCGCCCGTCCGGCCCTGGTTCCGCCAGGTTCGGATCGGCCGGATCGATCGCATCGATCCGGAAGCCGACCTCGCCGAAATCATCCAGGTCCGGCCGGTATCCGTCCGCCTCGGATGTGATCGCGATCGTGCGCGCGAAGTCGTATTGATACAGGAACCGGCTCCGGTCCATGTCCAGCATCTCGCCGCCATCCGGCCCGAACGGTCCGGCGTCCTGGTCCATGCGCCATCCGACGATCGCGCCCCACAACTCGGCGCGGATATCGTGCAAGCTATCGTGCGCGGCCTGGCCGCGCGGGTCCGTTTGCGCAAGCGCCACGATCACCGCGAAGCGCTCGAATATCTCCGCGCGCACGTTGGTTCCCGTGCTCAGGTTTCGGATTTCTTCATCCAGCGGCACCACGAACGCCGCCGGCAACACCGGCATGGTCGCACCATCCAGCGCGGCGAAATCCGCAAGCCCGAACACGCGGTTTGCAAACGTCGGCACACGCTCGCGCAACGCCTGGACGATCGGCGACAGTCTCATGACTTCACCATCACGCCGCGCGCGGCGGCAGCGGCCAGGCTTTGCTCGATAAACCCGCGCTCGGCGTCAATCGTCGCGTCCACGAAATCGCGATTTTTAAGATGCCTGGTTCCGAATTGCAGGAACCGGCCGTAAAACCCATCGCGGTTTGACCCGCCGCCGGATCGCGCGCCGACCCAGAATCCGACGCCGTCGCCCTTCAGTTTCTTGTATCCGATCGACCGGCGCAGCGTGCCGGACTTGCCGGCCGGCGCCTGACCTGGCGCCGATGGCGTCGCCTTGCGTTTGATCCGCGCCTTGATCCGGCGCGACGTATGCTGCGCCATCCGGCGCGCCTCGGCCTCCATTTCGCGCGTGTCGAAAAACACCCGCTCGGCGCTGATCCGGACCTTGAACCTCACGACCAGAACGCCGCATCGGGCGCCGTGTGCGTTGCGTCAGCGACATCGCCCCACAACTCGACCGACGCCACCGTGAACCGGCGTTCGCCGGATAGATCCGTGATCCGCCGGATGCGGTAGCGCTGGCCCTCGTATTCGATCACGTGGCGCACCGTCAGGTCGGTGCGGCGCCGCATGAGCACGCGATGCGTGATCGCCTCGCCGGCGTTGACCGATCCGTGCAGGATGATCTCGCCGACCGGCTCTATTCTTGCCCAGCACACCGCCGCGCGCGTGAATTCCGGCGTTGTCGCCGCGTCGCCGGTCGGCGTATCGCGCCAGGTCAGGATTGTGACCCGGTGATGCAATTGGCCGATGCGCGGCGCCTTCATCGTACCGACCGAAACGGACTGATCAGCGTGTCAACGCCGAATTGAATTTCAGCCGAGACGCCGCCCGCCGTCGCGGCCTCGCGGTTCTCGTACCAGTGCCCGACCAGGAGTCGGATCGCCTGTTTCAGATTGTGCGGCACGCCGGCCGGTGACGGCCAGCCCGCGGTCAGTGTCAGATACACATTCGAGCGATCGGACGGCAGGCCGGACAGCGTCACGCGATCGAACCCCGGCAAGATTGCAGCACCTGCGATCGGCGTGAATGCAGCGCCGTCATAACTCTGAATTTCCATCCCTCGGCAGTCGGGAAACGGCAAGCACATCTCGCACCCGGCCAGCGGCACCGGGAACGCCCATGCTTGCGCCAGGATGCACCGGCCGAGCGTGCCGGTATACCCATCCAGCAGCGCCACCGCCGCGCGCTGATAGTTCGCGATCAGCGCGCCGTCGGTCGGATCATCAACGCGCGTGTGCGCTTTCAGATCGCCGTCAAGCGGCAACACGTCGCCGACGGGCGCCGTGATCTGGAACGGCCGGCGCATCGGTTATTTCTTGCCCTTGCCGGCGTCGGTCGCCGGCTTTGCCTCGGCCAGTTTTTCCTCGGCGGCCAGCTTTACCTCGGCCAGATCTTCCTTGGTCAGCTTTTCCTCGGCCGCCTCGGCCCGCGCGAGCGCGGCCGCCGTTTCATCCGTGGCGATCGCCAGGCGGCCCTCGAATTCCGCGATCTCGTCGGCCAGCGCCGTCTCGGCCGCCTCGGCCCGCGCGATCGCATCGGACAGCGCGGCCGCCATATCGGCGGCGACGTCGCCCGGTGACGCGGCGGCATCCAGGTGCGCCGGAACCTCCAGGCTTTCGACCGCGCCGCGGTGCGCCTTGACCTCGTCATCCGTCAGAATGACAGCAGCGCCGCTTTCGACCATCGGCTTGATCGCCGCGGTTACGTGCGGATTCTTCGGATCGACCAGGCGAATTGACCCCCGGCGCAGCGTGCCGATGCGGGTCCGGCGCGTCGATTTGATTTCAATGTGCATTACGTGCTCCCATTTTCAGAACGCCGCGCGGCGCCTCGACGCCGCGCGCAGTATTATCACCCCGTCATGTCGGGATCAGACGAAAGTGAAATCACCCGTGACCATCGCCAGCGCGCGCTTGTTCGCGAGCGCCGCACGGCGGCGGCCCTTCATCGTCAGCATATCTTCGATGAAGTTGCTTGCGTGCTCCGACGAGACCGTGATTTCCGTTTCCTGCCGATCATAGTAGGTCGCGGCCATCGGGAAATCGCCGACCAGCCATTCGCCGACGGTCATGGAATTGGACTCCACCACCGGCTTGCCCCAAAGCGCCGGACCGTTCGGCGATCCCGGATTGCCGAACAC